CTTCAACTTGTGATGCGTATTTACTATTAATCAAATTTATATTTCGTTTTTTTTCATTTTGTTCAAGTTCATAATCATATATGCTTATACTTTGATAATCTACAGACTGTGTTACGTTCGAACCGTTAGAAAAAATACGTGTCGTTGAAGAGTTTACACCTGTTGTGTATGTGTCAATATCTATTATTATCATTTTTGTTGTTTGATCAAGTGTATAACTATCAACAGTTTTAATAACTTTTCTGTATTCTTTTATGGTTTGTTGAGTGGTTGCAATAACTTGGGCAAAAGTATCGTTTTTATTTTTTTTATATTTCGAAAACAAATAATCTCCAAATTGTCTAGATGTTAATGGCCAATCCCATTGCGGATCAAATAACTGATTTGAAAACATCACCAACCAATATCGATAGGAATCACCATAGTATTTGTCAGCTACAATTTCTGGTGTATCGCCTTCCTGAATATCATATGAATAAAACAATAAAGGATCGTTTAACAATGACTGAATAACTTCAGCCCGAGATATTAAATTGGTCATCAATACAGCCGAACCTTTATAGTCCGTCATATTAATTTTTGGTAAGGTTTTGAAGTACATCATTATCTCAGACCCTCCTTCGAACCTTCAAATCCTTTTTGCAGTTTGTCTTTATCCAATATAGCCATTTCTTCAAAATGTAGTGACAAGTGAGTTTGTACAGGAAAACCTTCTTCGTATGCGGCCCATCCATTTGGTGCATAATTCACGGAAATATTTCTTAACACACAATCACCATATTTTGGCAAATATCGGTTTTCTTTTTTTCCTATTTTAAATTCAATATTGAATATTGAAGGTTGAATCATAAACATACCACTGGTTGCAGTTCCTTTACCAAACTCTAGTGATGGTGCAAAATGCCATTTAAAAGTTGATATGATTCTATCAATATCATCGGCTTCTTGTTTTGATCTAGGTGATAATGTGAAATCCAATTGAAAATTTCTAAGCGCAAGGCCGCGATAAATCATTTGTGTTTGAGGATTTATTGCAAAACCCCTAGCACCAAGTAAAAGACTCTGAAGATTTTCATCTATTACATTGGCCTGTTTGGCCAAAAGTATTGTGTTTGGATCATTAGATACCACATTTTTTAAACCCTTTAATGATGAAAAAGCTGCACCCAATGAACTGGTATCTATTTTTCCAGCCATTTGGTCAATAGATCGTAATGTAGTTAACAAAGGGAAATTTGCAGTTAAACTTAATGATTCATAATCGGCATCATAATTTGCAATCAAATTATCAGGCATATATAATGATATAATTGATTGTAATATAGTGGTTTGTGGTGATATTGCAAAACCTTTCGATAGTGCTGAACCAAGAGCTGACGCGACACCGCTTAAATTTGTTACACCAAACGCTTCACCGGCACGATCAATTGTGCCGTCGACCGCACCAGCAAGCTTTTCCCGAACTGCTCCGCTTTTATTGTCGGGATCTACAAATTTAATAACTTTATCGATTCCGGTATTAATATTTTTATTTATTTCACCAACCAATTTACCTGCGGTTGGTAAATTTATTCTTTTTTGACTATTTGAGTCAATTTTTTCACTATAATATCCAGAAGGAACAACTTGTTTTACCGAAAAAGATACATAATGCGATTGTGTTGGATCTTTAGCCAAATCGTGTGGATAATTAACAGTATCCACACCTTTACCTTGGTAAAGCGCGGCTAGAGGTCCTTTAAGTATTTTACCGACTGTACCAGGTACTCCTATACCGGATACTGATGTTGGAATTGAAATAATGGCCATTATGGTCTCTTTTAAAAGATTGAGTATTGATTATTTATATGGCATATTCAGGCAAATTTACACCAAAAAATCCACAAAAGTATGTGGGGGATCATACCAATATAATATATCGCTCCTCTTGGGAGTGTAAAGTCATGTCTTGGTTAGACAGAAATGCAGATATTATCTCTTGGGCTTCTGAAGAATTGATCATTCCTTATGTATCTCCTGTGGATAGCAGAACACACCGATACTTTCCAGACTTTATAGTTAAAGTTAAATCCAAAGACGGCAAAACTAAAACTATGATTATAGAAGTTAAGCCCAAAAAACAAACCAAAGAACCAGAAAAAAAGAAACGAGTAACTAAACAGTATATACAAGAGGTTGTAACTTGGGGTGTAAATCAAGCGAAATGGAAAGCAGCAACCGAGTATTGTTTAGATAGAGGTTGGGAATTCAAACTTATAACAGAAGACCACCTAGGATTATCCTAAATAGTAATAGTACAATTCATCTATACAAAATGTCAGCATTAACAAGAGCGCCGCAAAATACAAATCTTCTGCAACCGACAAAATTTTTACTGTCGTTTGATAGAATCGGCACTAGTCAATTCTTTTGCCAAACCGTTAACCTTCCTGGCATAAGTTTAGGTAGCGCACAAATCAATACACCGACAGCAGATATTTATGCACCCGGTAATAAAATAGCCTATGAACAACTATCTATTAGTTTTATAGTTGATGAAAATGTGCAGACTTGGCAAGATATACATTCTTGGTTCAGATCAATTGCCTCTCCTGAAGGTTTTGGAGAACGTAATAGATTATCCAATATGCAAAATCAATTCAGCAAAAATAAACAAAAAAACTATTCTGATGCAACTCTGACGGTGTTTTCGGGTTTAAACAATCCAATACTCAGAGTACAATTTTTTAATGCATTCCCAACATCATTGTCTAGCATAGAATTTGATACAACCAAATCGGCAGACACTACAATTACAGCATCGGCAACATTTAGATTCGATTATTTTAATTTTATTGATGCTTGATATTTGATTTGTTGTGTGCTATAATTGGCATATTTATTTTGTGAGATATTATGGAAAATTTAGAACAAGTTTTGAAAATGTGGGAAAAAGATGCTGAGATTGATCAGACGGAACCTGGAAAAGAACTCATTCGCATACCCACAATACACAGCAAATACCTGAACATACTTACGAAGCACAAAGTTTCATCAAAGAAAGCAAACTTTGATTATTTGCGTATGCGTAAAGTTAAATGGGAATACTATACTGGTAAAATGTCTCAAGAAGAATTGGACCAAAACGGTTGGGAACCATTCAGGTATACATTAAAGTCAGATATAACCACATATTTGGAATCTGATTCAGATTTAATTAAATTATTAGAAAAAAAAATCTACCACGAAGAAGTTGTTTCAGTCATTGAAGCAATCATGGGAGAATTGAAACAACGCACTTGGCAATTACGTGAATATATCTCATGGGAAAGATTCATTGGTGGACAGTAATTTATTAATTTCAAAAAAAGATGAAGTCTTTCTGCACGTAAAATGTGAAAAACATATTGCTCAGGAACTTTCCGAGTATTTTACATTTTATGTTCCCGGTCACCAATTCGTTCCGGCATTTAGAAATAAAATTTGGGATGGTAAGATAAGGCTATTCTCTTTACAGAATAATAATTTATATTATGGACTACTTTCATATCTAGAAGAATTCTGTAAGTCAAGGGATTATACATTTGAATATGGTGAGACCAGACCGGATATTGAAGATGAATTTAGTGTTTATCACGCAACAAAATTCATTGATTCATTAAACCTACACTCTCAGAATAAACCAATTTCTGTCAGAGAACATCAGATAAATGCATTCATACATGCAATGCAAAAACGTAGAGCATTATTGCTTTCACCAACAGCATCAGGTAAATCATTAATAATTTATCTATTGATTAGACAGTTGTTAGATTATCAAAAATTAAAAGGTTTGGTAATAGTTCCAACAACCTCGCTATGTTCTCAATTGGAATCCGATTTCAAAGATTATTCTTCTCAAAACAATTTTAATGTAGAAGATAATGTTTCCATTATTATGGCAGGATTATCAAAAAATCCAACAAAAACAACAATAAAAATAACAATGGAAGATGATTCCATTTTAGAATTTTTAGAACATGATATAGTAAAAACAAAACGTGGTGATATTTTAGCAAAAAATTTGTTAATTGAAGATGAAATAATTTAATAAATAAATATCAAAAACAATCTATTCCAAAGGAAAACAAATGGAATCAATACAAAGAAGAATATGGCTAGAAAGAGCAGGACTATTACATAATGATTTTTTAATTGAAGATTTAAATAATCTTAAAGGAAGTGTAAGCGGAGCAGAAGCCCATAGAGCAGTTGGACATTTTAGTTCTTATATTGGCCCCTATTTGTCGTCGGAGGCCATGAAAGACGCAAAGAAAAAATTAGCAGTGCGCGGAAATGTATCAAAAGTTCCGGAAACAACTGGAGAACACCATTCTCCAGGAAACACAACACATGAATTAAATACCAAACACGAAAATTATCCAAAAGGTGAAAAAGTAGAAGTTACTGGTATTGATCATATCGATGATAGTGGAAAAATACATTTAAGAACAGCAAATCACGGCGTAATACCCCAATCAAAAATTAAAAAACCAGAAAGTTTGAAAAGAGAAAATACCGCAAAAACCGGATTAGACGTTGAAAAAAGAGTTGCTACAAATCTTGGAGGTAAGCCTGCGGGTTCAAGTATGAGAGGGCACGATTTCTCATATAATGGAAAAAAATCAACAAGTGGCGAAACCCCAGTCGTTAGAGGTAAAACAAAAGTTGTTGGTAGTAAAGAGCCAGCAACTGTTGCTGGTGAATCAAAATTAACAAATGTTAAAATGGGCGCAGGCACAGTTAAGTGGCATCCAGTTCATGGTTGGAATTTTAGTTCAAAAAATAAAGAATTTGAAAAACATATAAGAGAACATGCAAAAGTTGAACAATCAGATGGCACATCAATTGGCCTTATTGAACATTTAAATAAACATCATTCAAATGGTGTTATAGATAAACCTATAAATGTTCGCGCACCGCGTGGATCAGCAAGAGCATATTTGAGGGGCGGACAAACAAACACTCTACATATACATAATAAAAGAACAGATAGAGGAACAACATTTACTGTTGGTAATAGAAATGAATTAAAAAATAAAACTAATTTGGGCCATTTGTCCGATAGGGATATTGATGACAAATTAGATGGAAAATTCTCAATTGAAACAAGCAAAACGGGTTCAGCATCTGCTGTGCATAGACCAAACGAAAGAAACATGAAAGACTTGGCAGCTAAATCTCAAACAGATCCAAAAAATCATAAAGACTTGAGTAATGCAGAACACGCTGGTGAATTTATGCAACACATTGATGCACACATAGAAAAAAATAAAAAATAATGTAATTAATGAAAATTAAAAAAATTGAAAGAGTAGTCAAACCGTCTAATTTATTCATAAGCACCTGGCAATCTTTATACCAAATGCCAACCGAATATTTTAAACAGTTTGACTATATTATTGGTGACGAAGCTCACCTATTCAAAGCACAATCATTAACTTCTATATTGACGAGTTGCATCAATACAAAATATAGAATTGGATTGACTGGTACATTAGACGGCACCAAAACACACAAACTGGTTCTTGAGGGTCTTTTTGGTACTGTTGAGAAAGTAATCAGCACAAAGGAACTAATTGACAAAAAACAATTAGCATTGTTTGAAATAAAGTGTTTGATATTGAAACATGATGATACATTGTGTCTGCAATTAAAAGACAAAACATATCAAGATGAAATTTCATATCTTATTGCCAACGAGCAGCGCAATAAGTTTATCAAGAATCTTGCGGTAAGTATGAACACAAATACACTAGTATTGTTTCAAATGGTTGACAAACACGGCAAAATATTATATGATATGATTAGAAACACCAAAAACATTGGTGACAGAAAAATATTCTTTGTTCACGGTGGAACAGACACCGAAGATAGAGAGAATATAAGAAAGATAATGGAAGAAGAAAATGATGCTATCGTTGTGGCATCATTTGGAACATTCTCTACTGGTGTGAATATTAGAAATTTGCACAATATCATTTTTGCATCACCTTCTAAATCAAGGGTTCGTAACCTACAATCAATTGGTCGAGGTTTACGACAATCTGAAGGTAAACAAAAAGCGGTGCTATATGATATTGCAGATGATCTGAGATTCAAAAAACATATGAATTTTACTTTGAAACATTTCGTAGAAAGAGTAAAGATATATACAGAAGAACAATTCCCATTTAAAATCTATAAGATAGGATTAAAAAATGCAGGAAATAAAGATAGTCCGACTCAACACCGGTGAAGATATTATAGCCTCAGTATACGGAGGAGAACTTGAGGGTGGTTATATTATGTCAGAACCTATGACAATTGATTTCCAAACCAGAGGTCAAAATTCTGCTGTGGTTATGGGATATTGGTTACCTACACAATTAACAGAAGTTAATGAAGTTTTTATAAAGACAGAAAACATTATGTGTATTATGCAACCAAATAATGACTTTCTTGCTTACTACACCAACTCTTTGAAGAAACTCAAAAGACTGAAAGATGTAGAAAACTCTGTGGAAAGTATGACTGATGATCAAGTGACAGAAACCTTACTTGCTGTGGAAGACCTAGAATCTGGAGTTCATGTAATACATTAATCAATTAACATCAACAACCGACACCGCGGACTGTACACTCTTGTCAAGCCCTTTGTCAACAACTTTGTGTGGTACAAATGAATTTGAAATGGAATAAAAATGGCATCTAAACACTATATTAACAACGCAGACTTCCTACAAGCACTAATAGATTACAAGGAACGATGCTCCGCAGCAGAAACCGAAAACAAACCTGCTCCAGCCATTCCTAACTACATTGGTGAGTGCTTTATGAAGATAGCAGACGGACTTTCACATAAGCCCAATTTCATCAATTATACTTACAGAGATGAAATGATTTCTGATGGTATCGAAAACTGCTTAATGTATTTTAATAATTTTGATCCAACTAAATCAAAAAACCCTTTTGCTTATTTCACACAAATTATATACTACGCTTTTCTTAGACGTATTCAAAAAGAAAAGAAACAGTTATATGTAAAATATAAATCTGCTGAATATTTTGGTACAATTGATGATTCTGAAATGTCAGAAATGGATTCTTCAGTTACACAACAATTTGAAATGTATGATAATATTTCAGAGTTCATTGGTAACTATGAAGAGGGTCAGAAACGGAAAAAAGACCTGAAAAAAGAGGTAAAGAAGCCAAAGGGTATTGAAAAGTTTATTGAACTGTGATATGGTGTGGCTATTGTGAATTTAAGGAGTTTTCCGTTTGAAAGTTGCAATTATTACCGACCAGCATTTCGGTTGCAGGAATGATTCTATTCATTTTTTAGATTTCTATGATAAATTTTATTCAGAAACTTTTTTTCCTACGTTGGAAAAAAACAACATTAGAAAACTTCTGATACTTGGTGATACTTTTGATCGCAGGAAGTATGTGAACTTCTATACATTGAAACGCACCAAGTCTATGTTTTTTGACAAGTTGCGTGAACGCGATATTGAAGTTATCATGCTCGCAGGCAATCACGATACATATTTCAAGAATACCAATGAAATAAATTCTGTGGATTTATTACTACAGGAGTATGATAATATTACAGCTATAGATTCACCACAAACAATTCATCTGAATTTTGCTGAAGTGTCTCATGATGTTTGTATGGTGCCGTGGATTTGTGCTGATAATTATGGACGATCTATGGATGAGATTAAACATACTTCTGCTACGTTATGCATGGGACATTTTGATATTTCAGGATTTTCCATGCATCAAGGTTTAGTTTCCGAAGATGGATTGGACCGTGAAATTTTCAAAAAGTTTGATATGGTTTTTAGTGGTCATTTCCACCACAGGTCAAGTTCAGATAATATACATTATGTTGGAAACCCATATGAGATTACCTGGAACGACTATAATGATCGTCGCGGTTTTCATATTTTTGATCTGTCCGATAGGTCTTTGGAATTTATTCCAAATCCTAATATAATGTTTCATAGGATTACTTATGATGACAAACAGGAATCTATTACTGAAATCAATAATAAAGATTTAACTTTATATAATAATACATATGTTAAAGTGGTTGTAGTTAATAAAACTAATCCTTATTTGTTTGACAAATTCATGTCGAATTTATATCTGGTCAATCCAATAGATGTGTCTATTGTAGAAGATTTCACAGACTTGACAGATGCAATGGAAGATGATATACTCGATCAAGCGGAAGACACAATCACGATTATTAACAAATATGTTGATACATTTACGAATAACGGCATCGACAATACAAAACTTAAAAGTGTCTTACGAGAAATATATGTTGAGGCATTAAATCAAGAGTCTACATGATAAAATTTGAATTAGTTAGATGGAAGAACTTTCTAAGTACGGGAAATTCTTTTACCGAACTCTCTTTGACCAAATCTCAAAACACACTCATTATTGGTAGTAATGGTGCGGGCAAATCGACTATACTCGATGCTCTGTGTTTTGGTCTTTTTGGTAAACCTTTCCGCAAAATCAATAAACCCCAATTGTTGAACTCAATCAATCAAAATGATTGTGTTGTTGAGGTTGAATTTTCTATTGGACGTAAGGCCTATAAAATTATTCGAGGTATAAAGCCCAATATTTTTGAGATTTACTGTAATGGTGTGCTTGTTAATCAAGATGCAAAATCGAAGGACTACCAAGAGCATTTGGAGAAAGTAATACTCAAATTAAATTACAAGTCTTTTACTCAAGTTGTAATACTCGGCTCGGCCTCATTTGTTCCTTTCATGCAGTTGTCTCCTGCAGACCGAAGGGCTATTATTGAAGACCTCCTAGACATTCAGATATTTTCGTCTATGAATGTTCTAGTTAAAGAAAAAATGGCTTCGATCAAAGACCTTAGCAGCAAAAACAAATATTCTATGGAGTTAACTTCCGAGAAGATTACTTTGCAGAAGCAGAATATCGAAGAACATAAAAAACAAAATGATACTGAAATTGAGAAAAAACGTGAAGAGATTATCAATAATGAATCTCAAGTTGAGCATTTGGAAAAAGATATTGTTCTGGTTCAGAAACATATCGACCATTTACAGAAAACAATTTCAGATAAATCTTCTCTCGAAAACAAATCAAAAAAATTTGTTCAACTTGAAGCAAAGTTAGAATCCAATGTAAAGAAAGTTGATAAAGATATTAACTTTTTTACAGAAAATGATGATTGTCCAACCTGCAGACAATCGATTGGAGATGATTTCAAGAAAACTCAAATTGAAGACCGTAAGTTAAAAAAGTCTGAGATCGAAAAAGGCATTGGTGATATTAATAATGAGATCGATAAAATTAATGAGAGACTTACTAGTATACAAAGTATTGTGAATAATATTACATTGCACAACAACGAGATTGTTAAACATAATTCTACAATAAGTGCGATTAATAAGTATATTACAAAGCTGAATAAAGAAATTCAAGAACTTACAAGTCATAAGAATAACTTAGAAGATGAAAATGCAAAACTAAAGTCTCTTAGAGAAGAATTGAAAATTTACGTGGAAGAGCAAGAAAAACTCTCCGTAGAAAAACATTATTATGAACATGCGTCAATGTTGCTTAAAGATACTGGAATCAAAACCAAGATCATTAAACAATATCTGCCGATCATGAATAAATTGATTAATAAGTATTTGAAGTCAATGGATTTCTTTGTCAACTTCAATATCAATGAAAATTTCGAAGAGACTATCAAGTCCAGACATAGAGATGATTTTAGTTATGCAAATTTTTCAGAAGGTGAAAAGATGCGTATCGATTTGGCCTTGCTATTTACTTGGCGCCAAATTGCGAAAATGAAAAATTCTACCAATACTAATTTGTTAATACTGGATGAAGTTTTTGATTCTAGTCTAGATACTGTTGGTACGGATGAATTTTTAAAGTTAATTTATGATATGGGTACAGAGACTAACATTTTTGTTATCTCACATAAGGGTGACCAACTTTTTGATAAGTTCCGGTCGGTTATTAAATTTGTTAAGAAAAATAATTTTAGTCAGGTGGCAAAATGAGTGAAATGATTATTTTTGATATTGATGACCAGGTTTCTAGAAGTTTGAAAAAACAAGAACCTGTTATACAGA